GCATTCATCTTTACTTCAATAAACGTGAACATAGATTTAGTAGCAGTGACCTACGTCGCCGAGTTGCTGAACGTGAAAATAAGGAATAAGATTATGAAGATGCTAATCGTTGGCCACGGATTTGTTGGCAAAGCTGTAGACTATGGATTCAATCACCCAAAGCTACAGAAGACTATTATCGATCCAAAGTATGGTAACAGTGTAAATGATATTGACACTTCGGAATATAGTATCGCATTTATTTGTGTTCCTACACCGTTCGGTGAAGATGGATCTATTGATGACTCGATCTTAACTGAAGTGGTTATGGCTCTTGGTCCACACATGCCGATCGTTATTAAGTCTACAGTAGTTCCAAGTTTCTTTGATAAGTTTGAAAAGTACAACCTCATCTACAATCCTGAGTTCCTGACAGAAAAGTCTGCTAACGAAGATTTTATTCGTCCTGAGTTTCATGTTTTCGGTGGAAACGAAATAAATACAAATTTCCTAGAAAAGGTTTATGAAGAATACAGCCTCTGTACACCTTGTCCAGTATACAAGATGAGTCAGAAAGAAGCCAGCTTCGTGAAGTATGGAGTGAATTCTTTCTTGGCACTGAAGGTCACGTTCTTCAATCAACTATATGATGCAATTGCTCGTGAAGGGCAAACATTCAATAAGGTCGTCAAAGCTATTGGCACAGATCCACGCATTGGTCATTCTCATACAAAGGTCCCTGGTCCAGACGGTAAGCAGGGATACGGTGGCGCGTGTTTTCCAAAGGACACTGCAGCTCTAGTAAACTTCGACGAGGGGTTTACAATTATTGAAAAATGTATTAGAATAAACAATGAGTATCGTAAACAGTACGAACTAGACGATAGAGAAAGAGAACAAAATGTCAATTATGGATAAACTCAAAAAGAACTCGAAGATTAAGTCTACCGAGATTCTTGGCGAATCAAAATTCTTTACAGAAAAAGATATGGTTCCAACAGATGTACCAATGGTAAACGTTGCTTTATCTGGTTCTATTGACGGTGGGTTAACTCCGGGCCTCACAGTACTGGCCGGACCGTCAAAACACTTTAAGACTTCTTTTGCATTGCTCATGGCTGGTGCCTACATGAAGAAGTATCCCGATGCAGTCATGCTATTCTATGATTCTGAATTTGGTTCACCTCAGTCTTACTTTGAGCAATTTGATATTGACGTGCAGCGTGTACTACATACACCTATCGCAAACGTAGAAGAACTTAAGTTTGACTTGGTTGGTCAGTTGGAAGAACTCGATCGTTCTGACCGAGTCGTTATTGTGATCGATAGTATCGGCAACCTTGCGTCGAAGAAAGAACTCGAAGATGCACTGAATGAAAAGTCTGTGGCTGATATGTCTCGTGCAAAAGCACTCAAAGGTTTGTTCCGTATGGTAACACCGTACTTGACTATGAAAGATATTCCTTTGTTGGCAGTTAACCATACGTATAAAGAGATCGGCTTGTTTCCAAAAGACATCGTTGGTGGTGGTACTGGTATCTACTACTCAGCGGATAACATCTGGATTCTTGGCCGTCGGCAAAATAAAAAAGGCACAGAGATTACTGGCTATGACTTTGTAATCAATGTGGATAAGTCTCGTTATGTTAAAGAGAAATCAAAGATCCCTATCTCTGTTTCTTGGGAGGGTGGAGTTCAACGTTGGTCTGGCCTACTTGAAGTTGCTCTTGCGGGTGGTTATGTTACTAAACCTTCTGCAGGATGGTATAGCCGTGTTGACCAAGAGACAGGAGAAATTGCTGATCAGAAAGTTAGAGAAGCTCAAACGCTAGAGGAATCATTCTGGCAACCTATCTTCGATGAAACAGATTTTAAAGAGTTTGTAAAGAAGCAGTTCTCCATTGGACATAAAGCTCTGGTAGATCCAGATGCTATCGTTGAGGATGACTAATGATTAATATGGAAAAACCGTGTGAGGGCATTCATTATGTCCTCCACAAGATGGACGGTGTAGACAACGATCAAGCTTGGGAGATTGAGCTACGTGAAGGTAAGTACAAGGGTACTATTGTTGTCTTTGGTAACGTTAAGTTCGATGGTATCAATAATAAGCTAGCTTTTAAACTATCTATTCGTGAAACACCGATTGACGATTTAAGTGCTAAGGATCCCGAGTTTGAAAACTACGCAGGAATTATCCTTGAAGATTTAATTAAAACAAATTTAGCTAACGGGACATTGGTTTATGGTGAAAACGAAAATAACTGAAGAGTGGCAAGAGAATAGAGACTTCAAGCTTATTCCAAGAGACGATGACTTTTGGCATATTGAAATCTTGGAAGGTGATTATTCGAGCTGTGTTATTGGTTTCACCAGCCTTTCAATTAAAGAAGAATCTATGATGCTCTCGTTTGATTACACACTGGAGTATACGCCCGTTGAAGGAATAAAGGCTGGTGATCCAGGACTTGATAAGGTTGCAAGCCATATCCTACATAGTATACTCATGTCAACACTAGATGAAACGGAAACAAAATGAAGATACTTATAATGGGTTTGCCAGGATCTGGTAAAACCTGGCTAGCCGAACGATTACAGAAGCACCTAGACTGTGCTTGGTTCAATGCCGATAAAGTTCGCGAAATGGCAAATGACTGGGAGTTTAGCGAGGAAGCTCGGATCCGTCAGGCTCGTAGGATGCGTAATATTGCAGACTATGAAAAAGGTTGTGGACGTACTGTAATATGTGACTTTGTCTGTCCTATCGAAATGACTCGTTTTATTTTTGAAGCAGACATTACAATATGGATGGACACCATCGCAGCTGGTCGATTCCAAGACACAAATAAAATGTTTGAAGAGCCCACTGACTTTGACTATCTTATCGAAGAGTTTATGTCAGACGATCAAATCGCGAATATGGCGAAAAGAATGAAAGAGACATACAATGGCATTTGATTGGAAAAAACCTACTACAGAAATGTTGGGCAGATGGCAACCCTGGCATCCTGGACATACTGCGCTCTTTAAGAAAGCCTTGATGGAAACCGGACAGGTAGTTATCATGGTTCGTGACGTTGGTGGAATCGTCGGTGAAGATGCTGGTGGTGGACGTACTGCTAACCAAGACGACAACCCATTTGACACCGTTACTGTCATGGATAATATTGTACAAGCTTTAGGTGATGAGGGGTTTACTTTAGATGAAGACTATGTTATAATGAGAGTACCAAACATTGTTGACATCAGCTATGGTCGAGGTGTTGGTTATACATTTACACAGCATGATCTTGGCGAAGACATTCATAATATTTCTGCTACCAAGATCCGTGCCAAGCTACGTGAAGAAGGTAAACTATGACAGAAGTTGAGATCCTAAAGAAGAATGTAAGAGACCTGCAGGAACAACTGCAGAATGCATATAAGCGTATTAACGAACTTACCAAGGATAAAAAGTGAACATAAACATTGAACAAACTATCTTGCGCAATCTTCTTACCAATGAGAAGTATACGCGCAAGGTATTGCCATTTGTCCAACCAGATTATTTTGAAGGCGTGTACCAGCAGCTCTTTAAGGAAATTGCTAAGTATGTCGCTAAGTACAATAAACTACCAACTCAGGAATCATTTAAGATTGAGTTGGATCAGTCGGATAAATTTAATGATGAACAATATCGACACGCTGTGGAAATTATTCCAAGCATCTTTAGTACCGAAAAGATTGATGATAAGTGGTTAGTCGATACGACAGAGAAGTGGTGCCAAGACCGTGCTGTCTATAATGCTATCATGCAATCCATTACGATTATTGATGGTAAACACCAGACATTAACAAAGAATGCTTTGCCAGATATTCTATCAAAAGCTCTGGCAGTTTCATTTGATACTAACATTGGTCACGACTACATTGAGAACGTATCTGAACGTTATGATTTCTATCATGAGCAGGAAGAACGTATTCCGTTTGACCTTGAGTACTTCAATAAGATTACAAAGGGTGGTCTTCCAAATAAGACTCTTAACATTGCCTTGGCTGGTACCGGTGTAGGTAAGTCTCTCTTCATGTGCCATGTTGGTGCTGCTGCTCTAACTCAGGGTAAAAATGTCTTATACATAACTATGGAAATGAGTGAGGAAAGAATCGCTGAACGTATCGACGCTAACTTGTTGGACGTACCGATCGATCAGCTAGAACACCTCTCAAAAGAAATGCTAACCAATAAGGTTTCCACTATTGCTTCTCGTACTAACGGTAAGCTTATCATTAAGGAGTATCCTACTGGTCAAGCAAATACATCTCACTTCCGTGCTTTGTTAAATGAATTGAAGTTAAAGAAGAACTTCATGCCTGATATTATTTTTATTGACTATCTCAATATTTGTGCATCATCACGCATGAAAGGTATGGGCGGCGCAATTAACTCGTACTCTTATATCAAGGCAATCGCCGAAGAGATACGAGGTCT